ACAATATACTACCTTTTCTTTTTATTGTTGGAGTAACATTCAGCGGAGGATTCTTCATCTTCATTTCACTGAGGAGCCTTGGCTCACTGTTGTCCATTACTATTAGATTCCTACCAGCACATCGAATACAATAATCGTATATCTGGGAGGTAACAAGTCCTTTTTTGTATAGGTGTTCTTTGAGCCAAATGATCTTCCTGTCTCGATCTATAGCCACCTCTACCAGTGCGGTCTCGTCTCTGGCGAATCCTATATCTAATCCAAATATTGAATCTATATCATTATTGAACTCACCTATCTGCCAATCGGTGAATACAACTCCTTCAGCCTGCTGTAGCCATCCTCCCATTATCTGGTGGGCGTACTTCTCAGGCCTTCTCTTTTTTATCAGCTCAATCTCCTCCACAAAGGATTTCGATAGGTTTTGCTCGTTATCAAGGTAAGTAGTATGGACGTAGGTTGTGCCTTCTCTACTCCCATTCCAACCATCTGGGATGGATCTATTCTGGAAGAATCTTTGGTATATCCAATGCTCCCTTGTGGTGGGGTTTAGAATCAATATACATCTATTCTTTGAGGTCTTGCTTCGGATGGAGTAATCTATTTTGTCAAATGAGCTTTCGTCTTGTAGCTCCTCCGCTTCATCAAGCACAAAAGTATTGATCCCCTGAATTGATTTCAGCTTTGCTGTTTGGTCCCCACTCGCTGTCTTTATCCCACTAAAATATATTGAACTCCCAGTGATCTTATTGGTGATTTCGGTCTTGGTGATCTCAAACTGGTTCTCTATTCCCATCAGCTCAAGTTTCTCCCTAAACTCAGGAATAATACTCATAGATGCTGAGGTCATAGTGTATCGGGTGAATAGAGTTTTAGTACCTCTCTCATACGTTAGTAATACCAGAAAGGTATTGACTGCAAAAGATTTCCCAGACCCCCTACCCCCAGTAATAACGTAGTACCTATCATCACTATTGAATAGGGCTTGATATTTTGGATGGAGTTCTATCTTGTTCAAACCTTATCGTTGAATTTGCGGTGGTTCAATATATAGTGAAGCGTTCCTGTAGAGGTTATGCCAAAATGTTCCATAGTTTTTTTTCTCGATCCACCTGCTGCTCCATAGTGATATTCCACCACTTCGTCTCTATTGTGTTTTATAGTTTGCCTTGCAGCCTTACTCGCTCTTTTCCTTCTGATTTTCTCATCAACATCCATCATATTATCTCTATGGTTCCCAAGAGCTATATTTTCTATATTATTGTTTGTTTTATTCCCATCTAAATGGCGGACCAATATACCTTTAGAATATATAGACTCCCCATATTTTTGGTAAGCTTGTAATCTATGGGCATATAAAGCCACATTCCTTCCGTGTACCATAATGGTACATCTTTTATATCCTTTAGGATCAATATATTCTATCTCATTATTATTGCTACTATAGAAGGTCCCATCATCTGATACACTGTACCCTCTTTCTTTTGCTATAATCTCCGTTCTGGAGAATTTAATATGGTTATGACTCTCCATCTTTTTCCTCTTTATGGGTTACATCTATTGTGGTGTCTGGTTTTGTAAAGTCAATCACTGGGATATTGATCTTAGTATTGACGTTGAGTTCCTGTTGCTCTTTTGGTTTCCCATAGCGGTACTCCCACAACATCTTAGTGTAATTGAAGTTGCCTTCGGCTGCTTTCTTTGCAACGTGGATCCAAGCCTTCTCCTCGCTCCCAAACGCTTTTGTAAGGGCTTTTAAGGTCAAAGCATTCGTTTCCTTCTCCTTGATCTTTGGAGGCCTTCCTTGACCTCTGTAGACTCCTTTTACTGCTCCATTGTTTCTCCTGCCATCTACCTTTTTAGCGGGAGTATCTTTTTTGTAGTTTTCTTCGCTCATCTAAAAGTTGATTATGTTTGTCCATTAACATTCTATAATTCTTGCTCAACAACGCATAAGAGCTCCTTAGATTGTTGTAGCTGATTGAAATCTCAACAAGAGCATTGTTCTCGTCAAGATCGTGCTGGATTGACTCATTGTAAATTGAATTCAATCTCACATACTTAGAATTAATCTCTATATTGTTTTCCATATCGTACTCAAGCTGTCTAATAATATGGACAATAGTAGCGTGGTTCTTTCCGATGGATTGTCCAATATCAGAAAGAGTCATACTGGTATTGTCTCTTAATATTTTACTATACATTGCTCTCGCCTCCACATACACCCTAATTCTTTGGGGGTTTGTTATATCTATTTGATAATACTCCTCCACAATGTGGCGGACTCTGGCTCTTGTGCCGATTGCTTTTTCAATCTCACTGATTGATATTTTCTTTTTTGACTCCATTTTTATAATCGTTATATGCTGATTTTACTCCTTGACAACACTCGTAGTGCTCTAAATCCTCGTAATATCTTAGGATCTCCATTATGTCCTCGTAAGATAAAAGCCCGAGGGTAAGGGACAAATAAATGTCCTCGTAACATTCTTCTTTACTATAATACATCTTGCAGAAAAAATTCCTCTAATGGTTTCTTTTTATCTACAAAGTAGTCTCGATATATCTGGATAGCATCCATAGTCTTCTCACGACCTCTATTCCAAAATTCCTTGCTACAATGGAATAAGCCTAAAGCCTTGGAGGCCTTATCTATCACAGCAAACTTGAAATCCTTATAGGATATATCAAACAGCGTAGTATAGATAAAACATTGCATATCGTAGTTCCAAGTATCTGCTGAGTATCTAAAAGCCTTGAGGTCCTTCCCAGTAGTCTTGATATCCAGAATAAATCCATCACCAAGTACATCTGCTTTACCCCTGAATGGGAGCCCTTCTATCTCTCCGATTGCTGGTTCCTCATATTTGGCTCCAAACAACATCGAAGTACATACAGAATTATTCAGAAATACATCAGCGAGGTCTTCTGCTTGGTACTTTTCGTGGATAGTGAAAGTATTGCGAACTCCGTGCTCTTGTACTGCTTCCTTGAACACTTTACTATTCTTTCCCTTGATCTCTATGAAATTCATCTCATTGAACTTATGGGGTTCAAGTATTCTATAGTGGACCAAGTTCCCCATCCCAAACGAATCGGTGTATTCGCTCTGGCCTTGGAGGCTCCTTTGGTATTTTAGGGGGGATTGCAATAGGGCGGTACAGCTTGATGATGACAAAGCATTTACTCCCAAATAGGAATAATAAAATTCATCATCCCTCATCTTCTCGATAAGGTCGGCCTCATCCCAGAATTTCCCATCTAATGTGGTGATCGTATTAGTCATTGAATGCGGTTTTAAGGATAATCTCCTTGATTGATACTGGGACAAGAGGATCAATAAGTTCTTCTCTCATCTCTCTAATGTACGACAATTTGGCGTGCATCTCCAAGTTTAGTTCTTCGTTGCTCATTTCTTTAGTAGTTTTAATAGTTTTTTTATTGACAGTTCTGTTGACTTAACAACTACAAAGAAAGGGAAAGAAAGCAATTCAAATACTGCTCCAATAATAAATAAAACCCCTACTACCAACAGAATCAGGAGGTAATGGGGTCTTCTTAGAAATAGCATTAATACTTTCATTATATCTTTGTTTTCAACAAATGTATAATAAAATTTTAATACTACAAAAAAAAGATATTATTTTTTAGGGGTAAACTTTTCTTTCCACCTTGTTTGACATACAGCGAATCTCTGGTCCCGATCAGGATATTCCTCTCCCATCTTAGCATTCCCCATACATCTCCTTATAAAATCTTTATTGGTCTCGTACTTCTTTGGTTTCAAAAGTGGCATCTTCTAAGCGTTTAATTTTCTCAAGGGCTACGACCAACGCTTGTTGGGTTAGCTTCAGGTCGTGCTTCATTTTAAGTAACTCCGATTCTCTCATTTGTTCATATTCTTTAGTTTTTCAATATAGAGCAAAGCATCCATCAATTCCTCAGAAAGATGGTTCAGAAAGGAGTAGAATCCATCTGGGCTATCGTAAAGGGTGGTCCCATACTTTTTGATTCCTACCTCACTTCTCCTATCGAATTTGTCCTTCACCGACTCCACAATACTATCAACCCTTATATCTATAGGCTGGGAGACGTTTGTTTCGTACCCTTCTAAATTCTCAAAGTACTTCTTTTTACTATCACTCATATTTTAAAGTATTTCTGCATCCTTCACATCCAACATAGCGATCTCCTTTGGTATTTTGTTGGTGTTACTGAATTGCGTAGTTTTGTTATGGTATTGTATCTCCCATTCTGGATTCACCTCAAATAGATTGAATCTAAATATGCCTTTAGGAGTTGAATTGATATAGACTGGAGTATCTATATTATCACTACATTTAAGGTGGAGTGCATCATATTTCTTTCTCTCAATTATCAACGTATCGTAATGCTTCCCCCTACATTTTAATTCTATCCTGTGGAATTGATCGGGAGAATAACAGTCCCACCTACTCATCGGCTTTCTACTCATCACCAGATCAGGATATACATTCCTTTTCAGGTAGTTGAAAAGCTCCATTTCGGTTAAGATTTTCATTTTTCGTATTCTTTATATACTGTCTTTAGCTTCTGGAGAACTCCATTGAGAAAGCATTTAGGACAACTGGTGGTCATTGCCTTTTCGTGGAATACTCTATTGTAGATTGTCAATAGCTCTTTCTGGGCCTCTGGGGAAACCTGATTGGTTCTCTTGGAGAAAAACCCATCCAAGTAATTGTATTCATCTTCCATCAAGCATTCTGGCTTTCTGTAGGGGAATAGCTTATTGAGTTTCTGTTTACGCTCCTCACACCCACAGTCTTCTCCCAAAGCCCACTTGGCCAGTTTGTCAACTCCAGTGGCTTGGAATATCTTCTCTACGGTGTCTCCGACTCCAGTAGATTTAGATTTTGGTCTTTTTGTACTTTTCATAATCCTTATTGTTTTTCTTTTTAATTTTGTCTTTACTATTGCTTAGCGTATTAAAAATAGAACTCAGGCTTATTTTTGTTTCTTTTGCTATCTTTCTCATACTCATCTCATCAAAGAAATGAATATTGAATATTCTTTTATCGTACCAATACCACTTGTCAACCTCAGATTCGATCTTATCTATAAGGCTATCAAATTCGAGCTTCTCCTCAGTTATCTTATCAGTATTGTCTATTAGGTGTTCTAATTCAGCAAAGTCTGAGGGATCCCAACAAATAAGTTTTTTCATTTTGTGGTGGCCACTCAAATATAGATTCCTTAGTGTAACGTATATATAAAACGTATTGACCTCAGTCTCGTTGTACATTATCTTTTCTGGGGTATCTACATAGTCGGTAATTCTGAGGTACATTTGCTGGACTATCTCATTAGAATCATCATCAGATAATCCAAAGGACTTGGCCATATTCAGCCAGTCATTGTGCTTTTCAGCTAATATGTCTATTAGTCTTCTTTCCAAACGTGAAACGAAATACCTATAATACCGATCAGGATTTGGAATAAATGTTCTGTTTCTCCAACAAAATCATCATCACTATCCATCTTGGAGTTCCAATAATTAACTCCTACCATTAGCCCATAAATTGGGAACAACTGTACATACATAGCTTTATATATTACTTATAATAACATCTAATCTTGGATTCTGGCGATCTATACCCATATAACAAGAATTGACCTCCACTACAACTGATAAATCATCGCTCTCTATACATCCAGTTTCAACCATAGCATCTTGGAAAAACTTGTCCACCACACTAATTACATTCATAAGATCACGTTTTCTTTTATCAGGTGCAAAGTAAAAGTACTCAATTTTTATCTTATCAACAAATCTAAAGTCTAATTTCATAGAAATGTCAGATTTGAATCTACGTTTTATATCATTACTGACTTGGTAATGCCAGTTTCTATAACTATTCATCGTAATCCATCTCCTCCTCCCAGATTTCTCTATGAATAGAGGGAGGGATAATGTTTTGATTTTTACTAATTCTCTCATTGTCTATTTCCGTAAATGGCGTAAAACCGTTAAAATAGTAACGTTGATGGCGAATATCAAATTCAATGCCTACAACATCCTGTGGAAATCCGACCAGTTTTTGTTTCTTTATCTTTTGGGAGCCAAATATCACTTGTTTATCGTTATGGTCCAAAGCTTTATTAGGCCTCCATACAAATAAAACGTTATCCGCTTTGTTTGCAAATTCACTCCCTCCCTTGACGTAATTTAAGTCGGGTTTAGGGTATCTTCCAGTCTCATCCCTCCTTGGAGTAACCTGATGAGCGACTAAGTGTACTGAAATCTTATTATCTACTGCAAAACGCTTCAACTCCCCCATAAATCTTGAAATATATAGATCTTCACGCTCTCCAGACCTCATTTTATGGTGGATTACGTTATATGGGTCTATAATTAGCGAATTTATACCTTTATTTCTTACTAAGTACTTCGCTTTTTCGAATATAGTGTCCAAATCGTAGTTTTTCTTGGGGAATATTACAAAAAAGTGGTTCTGAACGAACTTAATAGCCTCATTATATTCATCCACACTCATTTGTAGCTTACCGTGGCGTTTTTGACTCGATTTACCGATATACATCTCTATAAAATCGTTGAAAAAGTCCTCCAGTGGAGTGTTCTCAGGGGAAAAATAGCCAAATCGCCATCCTTCTCTTGCTGATTTCACCAAACTAAGCTGATTTAGGAACAAAGACTTCCCTTCATTCTGATACCCAGTCCAAACATTCACCTCTCCAGCCCTCCAAGTCCAAGCATCATCTATCTGGCTAATATAGGTTGTTGTACCTACCTCTTGACCGTTCTGAAATGTATGGAGTAGTCTCTCATAAACATCATTGACTGTAAAGATACCTTCTACCTTTGGTTCTGAGGCGTTTTTAAGGCGATTTAAGAGACTTTCTTTACCTTCTTGGAGTAAAACCTCATTCGCATCCTTAAAAGGGCTAAAATCGACTATTTTGCATCTTTCTACTCCCAAACGTCTAATGAGTTCGTCTTCCAGTATTTTTCCGTTCTCGTCATTATCAGTTGCAATGTAGATAGTCTTGGCAAATTCAAAAGCCTCGTAGCAATTACTTATACATTGGAGTTTCTTATCAACTGTCTTGTCATTTGGATTGGGAGCCCCCATATTTACACTCGTATGGGATATGCAACCTGCTTCCTCCCAAGATAAAGAATCTATCTCTCCTTCACAAACAATTATACTGGGCTTGTTTACTACTTGATCGTAATTGTAGATGATTGGCTCAGCATCTTTCGCTTGGGTAAAGAACTTATTGTCAAGGCCTCTGGTCTTGTAGTTTATTAGCTCCCCATTACGATAATAGGGGAATATAACCATTTTGCCATCTGGGGTGGATTTGATATTGTTTCTTTCAATAACTCCATCAGAAATACCTCTACTATTTAGAAATTCTTTTGCTTTTTGCGTAGTGGTTTTAAAGTTGTTGCTTGTTGGTCTGGTGTAAAGTGTATTCATTAGATCGGTTTTAAAAGAGCCTTTCCATCCACATTTATGGCAGTAGTATAGTGATTTATCCAAATTAACAGATAAACACTTATCCTTGTAGTGGGTCTTCTGGAGCTTTACGCAATTTGGACATTGTGTTTTTTGCTCCCGATTTGAACCTTGTATCTCAATTCCTAAGTCTCTTAATTGTGAATTCATTTTTTTTTATATATTATATATATTATATTATACTTAGTATTATATTATTATTATTATATTACTTAGTATAATATACTTAGTATTATACTAAAGTATTATACTTAGTACAATGTACTTTGTATATTACTGGGAATATTAAGAATTATCTTTCTTTCCTTCCCATAGTGGCCTATAGACTTAGTTTCTCTTGTAATCACATTCTTTCCCTCAAGTGAACTCAGGGTGCGATAATAAGTCCTCTCACTTAGGCCTACAGCTTCCAATATTTCTCTGTCGGGAGCAATACATACTCCTTTATTCTCAACAGCAAGGGTAGCTATCTCAGTGAGTAAAATAGCCTCATTGTAGTTCAGTTCCATAACAAATTAAGGTTAAAAAGGGGGAGCGTAAACTCCCCCAATTATTAACAACCAACCAAATTAAAATGGCATATCATCCTCAAGTGGAGCTTTCTCCATCTTGGGAGTAGAATTAGCCTGTCCTTCAGGCTGATAATCATTCACCCAAACACTATGGGTTTTCCCATATTGATCTGTTTGTCTAAGGGCTCCAACGGTAAGCTTAACATACCGCTCTCCATTGTACTCATACCAATGGTTATTCAACTTGCTCTCTGCAATAGAGATGTTGATGAGGTCGAAATTTCCTCTTGCTTTGACTCCTTTACCAACGTAAACTCTGTCATTCTGATTTTTACTCATAGTTTTAAAATTAAGATATTAATAGATTAGCAACTTCTTTACTGACTTTGTACTTCTTTCTGATATCATTTATGGAAAATCCATCAGCTAAAGCTTTCTTAGCATTCGCAAACTGAGGCGAATCTTTCTGTAGCCAAGGCTTGTTGTCAACCTCCTCAGCAGTAGAACCAGAATCTCCGTGGGTATTGGTAGCGTCCGCATCCTTAGTATCATCAATCAAGAATAAACCATTGAGTGCGTACTTTCTCGCATAAGAAGAACTCGCTCCAAAAGACTGGGCGATGTCCATTCCTTTTTTGTTTGGAGAAATACCAGCCTGAGCCTTAACAGCAATAGACTTCTCCCCATCAGAAATAACAGCAGTAGCTTGTACAAAGTAAATCTCACCAATTTGCATCGTCTCATCAGTTAGGTTCAATACTAAATTGTGAGTGCTTAGAAGCGGTTTAACGGCCTCTAAGATGTCTTCGCAACTCCGATAATTATAATTACCAAAGTTGTTTCTTTGATTTTTAGGTGCTTTCAGTCTCCCCTGAATATCCACCAGTTTATCATTTAGAGTTTTCATACAGCAAATATAAAACAAAAAATTCCAACTGACAAAATATTTATTGGAGAAAAAAAAGAGAGGGTTTTAACACCCCCTCCTTTCAGATCAAGAGAAACAAAGATAAAACTGGTAATACCCAAAAACAAGGTATTGAATTCACAGATACAAATATAGGGGTATTGAATTTATAAATCAAGCGTTTTAAGCAATAATTTTCCCTCATTGCTATCAAGCTCGTTTATTTTACTATAAAGATACCTACTGGAGTCTTTGGTAGATTGCCTTTCCTCATCTGAGGAGTCTATTCCTAAAAATGTATAATTCGCACAATCAAGCTCCAAAAGCTGATCTATACGTTCCTTTACCGACTTGTGGTAATCAATAGCAATCCTTTCCGCATACTCTCTGAGTTTGTGATCCATAGTATATATAAAATTTAAAATTAACGACCTTGCCCTCTATAGGGCTTCTTGTAGTTCTTGCTTGTTTTAACCTTACTTTGCTTGGTTTTGGAGTGGACTCCCTTACGTCTTACTTTTGGCTTTTTGTAGTAGTTGCCAATTATTTGTTTAGCCATTAGCTGTGGAATTTGTTACCCATTACTTTTTCAACACCTCTACTTCCAAAGTACCCACCAATAACAACGCTGAGGAGGCCTGTTATCGAATCTAATGGGTACTCTAAGTACCAGCCAACCACATAACTTATTGAAAAGAATACTAAGGTTAATGGTCTTACGTTTTGTGCTAACCAGCTACTTTGGGAGTCAGCTACCCATCTTTGAGTAACCCCATCCATTTCGGCTCGTTCTAATTTTAGTTTTTCTAAGGCGATCCTTTTATCAGCCTCACTCATCTCAGACCCACCAATAATAGCTTCTATAACGGTCCCTACTGGAGTTTCGTTGGCGATCTTGCCAACAATATTAGGAATCTTCTCCAGTAAAAACTGCCCTACTTTGGTGTCTTTAAATTTCTTCTTACTTGGCATTTAGTAGTTCGTTGTATAGTCGTTGAGCTAATATTACTTCGTGGTGATTATCTATACAAATGTCTTTGGTTATCTCTCTAAACTTTGCCAGTTTTTTGTCTCTTGCACTTGCACACCCCATCAGGGTTATCGCAAGTAGTATTATTATTACTCTCATTTTGTTTGTTCGTTTGTTGAAGTAGTAAAACTTCGGTTAGTTTGTCGATACTTTTACGTATCTCTTTTAGTTCGTTACGAAGCCCATTAGACTTCACTTTAATCTCACTCATAGATTATAGTTGTACCTGTTGTATTAGTATGTCCAAATAACGTTTGGTGATTTATCTTCGTCTGAATCAACGTGGATGAATGTGTCGGCAATGCCAATCCTATTGAATCCAGCTTTGATAAGGGCATCAAGTATAAGCCATCTTTCTCTCGAACCCTTACAAGCAATATCCGCTGCCTTACCTTTGAGATGGCTGGAGTTGGGTTTTCCGTTAGCAATCTCATTCCTTTCTTTGGTTCTGTAACCGCTATTGATTTTAAATGGTACTCCTGCGATATGGCGTGCGGTGTCCAATTTTTGCAGGAAACCCCCATCCATATTAACGCCACTATTAGGCAAGTCTGGACTATCAAATTCTTCAAGACAAAAATACTCTAATTTCATATTACTCACAATCTTCTAAAGACTTCACTTTCAATTTAAGGTCATCAACCTCAAAGTTATGCTTTTCTATTGTTTTTTCTAAGTATATCAATCTTAGGTTTTGTTCAGCATCATCGGGTAGACTTCCCATCTCGCCTCTTGGCCATTTAATCCTAAACTCGGTATTCATCTTTTGTTCGGATTCCATACGCATTACCGAGACTTCTAAGGCTTGTATTTGCGACATTAGGGTAAAGTACACCCCAGCAATAGAAAACAACCCCATAGCTATTCCCACAAGGGTTTTTATATCTATTTGGAGGTCTCCTTTTCCATCCCCATCAATGTCGATTTGTGCCATTACTTTAGGGCTTTTACTATCTCAATGACTGTGAACGTCAAACTCGCTATAAGGACTAAGAATTGTATCGCTGGGTTAATCTCGGTAAAACTAAATGCCAATGCTCCTATATTCAATCCGTAAACGCCAAATAGCTTCATATCTTCCATTAT